CTTCCTCTTGTTGTGTATCTTATAATACATGACGGCAAGTTTGAGAAGGCTCCGAAAGAATTAACAACAGAAGAAATCAATATGAAAGGAAGCCGATTTACAGTAGGAGACTATGTATATAGCTCCTTTAGCAAGGAACCTTGCATGATTCTTTGCATATATGCTTATGATGAAAGCTATGCTTCGGTTAAAGTCAATAGGGTTGTGGGTACGAAAGATTTAGCATCATTATCACCCATTCCTCTTACCGGAGAAATCCTTGAAAAGAACGGTTTTGTCCATAAGGATAAACTCCATGACGAGTTTGGCCATGAAATAAAAGGGCAGTCCGTAACCTTGGATTTTGACATGACCAAAGACGAAAAGGATGCCAAGCTCAAGATTTGGCTCTGCATCAGCACTTCTAATTCTAATGGTGGCCTTATGCCTCACAGATATTTCGAGGGGTATATTGAATACGTACATGAGCTTCAACACGCGCTCAGATTGTGTAACGTTGATTTACAGATTGAACTATGAAGGCAGAAGAGTTTATGATAGGTGACTGGGTTCTTGGTTTGGTTGAAGATAACGAAGAAATAGGCAAGATAATAGCCAAACACCCTGCAAGGATAATTAAGATTGAAGAGAACGGTGATTATGCGGCTCAATGTCCTTATACATTTGATGAGATGTATGAAGGCGATGGCACTCTGATAGAAGATTTCTTATGGTATGACACTGAGCCTATGCCTCTTACTGCGGAGATTCTGAGTAAGAACGGATTTGTATCAAAGAAAGGCTTTATGCAGAAAGGTAATTTCGGTGATGGGCCTTTGATGATATGGCATACGGAGGATAACAAGATACTTCGCCATTTTACTCATGAATTAGAGATAAGCGATTTGTCATCTGATAAGGGCTATAGGATTCGCTTTATCTGCAACTATGTCCATCAACTTCAGCACGCATTAAGGCTGTGCGGTATTAACAAAGAAATCGTATTATAGCTATGGCACTATTACAGAAAATGGAGCATAATGACGATGATTTCCAAGGTGAAATCATTCATATCGTAGATGAAGTCCATCAAGGCGCAGAGTTTACTGTTTGTGGGCTTGCAATACCGGATTCAAATATTGATATGGAAGGTTACGAACATGTAGGAGAACCGTTTGTTGGCTCACTCAAAAAATGTACATGTTCCGCTTGTAACAAAACCGTACGTTACTTCAAATCATTGAGATAAAACTTAAACCATTTTGCTTATGAAACCAGTAGATGACAATCCGAATGAAGAATCCAGTGCAACACAATGCGCTCAGATTCTCGAATGGCTCAAAGCCGGTAACAGCATCACTCCGGCAGAAGCCTATGTCAAGTTCCAATGCCTGCGTCTCGGCGCACGTATTTTCAACCTCAAGGAACGAGGCCATAAAATCAAGACGGAACTCATCACTCTTCCTAACGGAAAGAGAGTCGGCAAATATACTCTCATAGAATTGGCCGAAAATTGTAAATAACTTCACTATCCAAAATTCTTTTCTTATAAACTTGACTTCATATCTTTGTGAAAACAATTTCATTTTCACATGGATTTCGGAAAGAGAATTAAGGAAAGAAGAATCGAACTGAGGATGACGCAGCAGCAGGTTGGCGAAATGGCCGGTGTTGACTACGTCACAGTTTTGCACGTAGAGAAGAATAAGAAATGTGCGTTCGAGACGGTGCAGAAAATCTGCGAAGCTTTGAGGTTGGAAATAACACTTACAGAATATGAGAAATGTTATCCTAAAAAGACTCGTGTTAAGTGACTGGAAGGCACAGAACACCGACCTCATCTTTGATGAAAAGTACAACACTGTAGTCGGACGTAACGGAACCGGCAAGACCAATCTTATGAGAGCTTGGTTTTGGCTGCTTTCCGGATATACCGACCCTCTGCTGCCAAAGAACTCTGAGCTCTATGACAACAGAGTCGAGTTGAGTGAAAAGACACCGCTCGCATCCGTTAAGGCTTATCTGAGCATCGACGGAGAAGAGTGTACTATCGAGAAGCGTGCTGAAGCGAAATTCACTCGCAGAAAGGGAACCGGCGTATATGAGAAGGCTCCGTCAGACAACTACACTATTTTCATTGATGACATAGAGACAAGTGTCACGGATTGGAGGGCTTTCTGCACTCGCAACTTCTGTGATTACGACCGTATGACCTTCTGTCTGCACGGCAAATTCTTTGCGCAACTCGCAGAGGAGAATAAAGACAAGGCACGTGCACTTCTCGAACAGATTGTAGGGACCGTTTCAGATTCCGAACTCAAGGGCGATTACTCTGAGATTCTGCCTAAACTCAAGACACTTTCTATCTCTGAGCTTATCAATCAGACTCAGAACACCCTTAAACCGCTTAAAACAAGGCTCAACGAAATTCCGGCCATTGTTGAGCGAGACCAGACCGACCTCGCGGAATACAATCAGACCGATTTCGAAGCCATCAGCAATCAGATGGACGAAGTGCGCGGCAAGATTACCGACATAGACAATGATATGTTGGCTGCTTCGGATGCCATCAAACCTCTCGTCGAAAAAAGACGTAAGCAGATTGAGGATAAGATGGCCGCCGAGCGTAATCTTGCCGAAGCAAAAAAGCGTTACTGTGATGACATCTACACCGGAGCCCAAGACCTTCGCGCAAAACTTAACAGAATAGATGCGGAGAATCGAGACATCGAGGCTGCAAATATACGTGGTAGGAACCGTATCATCAATCTTGAAACGGAAATCAACGCATCCAAGGCTGACTTCAACCGCCTCAGCCGTAGGCGTGAGGAACTGATTAAGGAACGTGACGAGGTTGTTGCTCGCGTTTTTGTTCCTTCAGCTTGCGCGTACTGCGGTCAGGAACTGCCGATAGAAAAGCAGGAGGAGATGCGCGACAAGTTCAACACACAGAAAAATACCGACCTCACTCGTGTAGTGACTGAGGGTAAGAGTGTACGCGCTCGTATGGGCAAACTCCAAGAGGACATCGAGAAACTTGAGGCAGAGAAAGCCCAAGGCTTCTCAGAACAGCCGTTGCTCTCTAAGGAGGAGGCTCAGAAGGCTCTTGATGCTTACTATGCTGAACATCCGGATTTTGAACAGACGGATGAGTATGCTCACCTCAAGGCTATTGTTGACAAATGTGTAATAGATGAGGAACAGAAGGCCGATAACACTGCTCTCTTAGAGAAGAAACGCGGGCTCCTCTCTCAGCTTGAGGAGTTGAATCAGAACTACGGTCTCAAGGCAAAACGCGATGCTCTTGAAAAGGAGATAAACGACCTTGAGGAAGAGAAGAAGGAGGTCGGTTTGAAAGCCATCTACCAAGAGAAGATTCTGCGTCAGATTGACGAGTATATCCGCGAGCGTGCCGACATCGTATCACAGAGAGTGAACTCATCTTTCCGCTTCACCAAGATTACGATGCAACGCCGTCAGAAGGATGGAACCCTCGTGGATGACTGCATCCTCTGCCAGTACAATGACACCAAGTACAACACTTCCAACGGTGCTGCACAAGCCATGATAGAGGCAGAGGTACAGAGATTCTTCTGTCAGTCCTACGGAGTCAATATGCCGTTGTGGATTGACGAGAGCAACACCATCAATGAGGATAACATGCCGGTCAACGAAGATGGACAGACCATTCTCATTCGTTGCTCAGATGATAAGGCCCTCCGCGTCATTATGAAGAAGTGATATGGAAGCGAATCTCACTATAGCCGGAGAAATCATTGAAGCCAATAAAGTCAAGGATGTCAAGGATGACAAGGGTTCATTAGTCGAGATTTGGAATTATGTCATCAAGCAGAATGATTTTGGGAGGGAAGATACGTGCATACCGTTCACGGCCTACAATCCGAAGAAGAAGAAATGGCCTCTCGATGTGGGCCGTAACGTGCGCGTTGACCTCTGTGTCATGGGTTACAAGAAAGGGAGGTACTGGTTTGTGACGGCCAAATGTCTGAAGGTTTGGGTAGATGCTACCGAGAATGATTACCGTAAGATAACGAGGCGCAGAACAACCGTATATGATGATATTCCTATCGACATTATCCGTGACGAGAATGGTGACAGTCCGAGAATAGAAGATACCGATTTTTAACCACATAACAACAATATTATGGAAGAAAACAGCAATGTTCCGTCAGCAGCCGTCATCAAGGTCGGCGAGATTGGCGATACCGTCATCAAACGCATCCAAGAGTTGTGCGAGGCCGGATTTACCATGCCTGCTGATTACAACTACGTGAATGCAATCAAGATGTCCTACCTCAAGATTGCAGAGGTGAAGGACAAGAACGGAAAGCGTGCCCTTGAGGTATGTACTCCGGCATCCATTCAGACCGCACTCTTTAAGATGGTCACTCGCGGTCTCAATATGGCTCTCGACCAGTGTTATCCTATCGTTCGCGGAGACCAACTGTGCATCGACCCCTCATACTTCGGTCAGGTGCTGTTGGTGAAGCGCATCTATCCGGATTGGGAGCCGTTCCCAGTAGTCATCCACGAAGGCGATGAGTTCGTTTATAAGATTGACGCAGAGTCTGGCCGTAAGGTCCTCATCAAGCATGAACAGAGCCTTGAGAATATAGACAAGGATTTCGTAGGTGCTTATATGTACATTCCGTCCAAGCAGGGACCGAATCTGTACGTGATGACCAAGAAGCAGATTATGACCGCTTGGAGCAAGTCACCTTCGCAGCAGGGCGTGCATAAGCAGTTCACCGAGAAGATGATTTCCAAGACCATCGTCAACTCCGGCTGCCGTATGGTTATCAATTCTACTCCGGAACTGAACGGCGCAGGCGAGCCGGATGATGAGGAACCGCAGAATGAAGTAAGGGATTTGCGTCCTTCTGAGTTCCAAGAGGTTAAAGAAGCTCCGGCTATCGAGGAGAAACCTCAAGTGGCAAAACCGAAGCCAAGACCGGTAGTCAAGAAGGAAGAGCCTGCTGAAGCTCCGGCAGAAGCAGCACCGGCTGCCGAGGCTCCACAACCCGAAGCTCCGGCAGAGGCCGCCGCTCCACAGTCCGGTAACGCACAGCAAGGCAATATCGATTTCTGATAGGTTATGCGCATCAAAGTTGTAGGTTCAAGCTCAGAAGGTAACGGCTACCTCATAGAGTCATCGGGGAAGGTACTCATCCTCGAATTGGGATGTACGTTGTCTGATTATCTTGAGTCATGCAACTATGACGAAGGGATGAAGAAGGTATGCGGCTGCTTGGTTTCTCACAGACATAGTGACCACCTTGCACCGCGTACTGCCTCTTCGTTGCTCCGCATGGGCTATAAGATATTCGGCCCTCCAACTTGCGGACCGGTGGTTCCCGGAATAGAGTGCATCGAACTGAACAAGATAAACCATATCGGACCATTCAAGGTTCAAGCCTTCGAGCTTGAGCACGCGACACGGTGCTTCGGCTATCTCATCGACTGTCCGGATGGTGTACGCATCGTCTTTGCCACCGACTGCCGAGAAATTCCTTTCACGTTCAAGGATGTCAACTTCTATATGGTTGAGACAAACAATGATGAGGATGTCATTGTCGATAACATGATGGAAGGCATGGGCTCTCAGTTTTCAAGATATGATGACCATCTGTCCTTACAGAAGGCCGAGATGTTCCTCCGTAACAGTTTTTCTTCTGCCGCCAACGGCATTCTTCTCATCCATCTGAGTAGCAGCAACAGCGACGAAAAGATGTTTGTCGAAACAATACAGAAGAGTCTCGGCTTTCAGAAGGTGTGGGCTGCGAAGAAGGGACTGACATTAGATATTGACAAGTATGAGTTCTAAGGAGTTTTATATCAGCCACAGCTTTAAGGAAGAGATTGTCGTTCCTTATGCTGCCATACAGAATAACATACAGTTCTTTGAAGCACGCAGTAATCAGAGAGTTATCACGGCTGACGGTGTGAGATGTAAGGTCGTTTATCTTGAGGTAAAGAATATCTGCGAATACGGAGACCTTATCAAATCTCTCTATGCGACCGAACCTTGGGATTTCCTCTGTGCATGGCATAAGTCTAAACCGGATATGATGAGTCTCGACTTCGTCAATATTAGGCTCCGTAGGCTTAACGCTGCCGAAGAGGAGGAAAATAATAATATTGAAAATCAAAACTTAGATGAGCAATATGAAGCATGAACAGATAATTCACGGCTCTATACCTTCGAAGTCAAATCAATACAAGATTATCACCCTCGGTGGTCACGGCAGTCTTGCTAAGACTTCCGCTATGAAGGAGTTCGAGAAGAAATTCTACCTTCAATGTGGAGCCTATCGCAACAAGAACATTCAAGGCTTCTTCGAACTGTATGCAGATGTTTATTTCCAATCCAATCAGCCGGACCTTGATAATTCTCTCAAGGGGTTACTGGATTGCCTTCAGTCTTGCAAGGCTATAAAGAATGACCGCAACTGCGTAAAGATTGTGGCCAACAAATTTATTGACCGCATAGACCCTCGTATAGAGTTTACTCTTGTAGAAGTAAAGGGTATTGAAGAAAAGGATTCCCAAGCACCTTCCTTGTTTCAGTGATTTATGACCGAAGCCATCAGACTCGTAGAATTGGCCGTCAGCGAATTATTTACCGTTGACCTTAGCGACATACGGGGTAGGGAGAGAAAACGGAATACGTCAAATGCAAGGGCCCTCATTTGGTTTGTTTTGCATTATGACTACAATATGTCGAGCAATAAAATCGCAATCGAATACCAAAGGACAAGAAGAGATGTCTGTATGCAGGTCTCCAATATGAAGTTTCTTATAGAGAAAAACGCAACCGAAAAAGAGAACTATCAAAAGGTCCTTCAATACATAAAAGAGAAGGAGCGCGACCGTAGTAACGCCCCTTCCGGAAAAACATCTTGAAGAGAGATAGAGATGTTTTTATTGCATAAAGACCTTCAGCCCCTTTCCTCTTACTGAATCTGAAGTCATCATATCCCTTATATCGTCACGGATGGACTTGACATATCCGGATGTCCTACGCAACTCCTCCAGTATGGGATTGTTCACATTGTTGAGCCATGTGTATATTCTGTCGATATTGGTGTTTATCGTCATCTGATTGGCTCTTACACCGTTCAGATAGGATTCAATCACCTCGGCCTCCTTCTCGGTCACGCCTTGTATTCCCTTCTGAAGCGAAGTCAATCCACTGTTGGCATAGCCTTGGTTGAATCCGAGAGTTTCCATTATCTCGCGCAGACCGGCATCAATCTGCTTGACAGCCTCATCCTTCTTGACCTTAAAAGCTTCGAGGTCAGAATGGTTCACAACTCCGCTCTCGTCGAACATTGAATCGAAGTCCTCGAACAGACGTTCGATATAACGGTTTGCATAACGCAGAGCGGCCTGCTTCTTTATGAGGTTGTCGATAAACTCATCAAACTTGCCGTTGATGGCATCGAGGGTATTCTCGCCGTTCTTATAAGCATCCACCCAAGCACTGACGATATTTGCAGCCTCTGAAGCATAATTGGAGTTGCCGATGCCGCCGAACGCTTCAAGCATCTTGCTCTTGGCTGCATCGAGCTCATCCTCAAGCTCAATCAACTGCTGCTTATACTTGGTGATTGCGCTTTCATCCGGATTCTTACGCTCCTCTTCGGCTGCAAGCTGTGCTTCGATGGCCTCACGTCGCATCTGAATATTCTGCAACATCTGGTCCCCAGTGACCAAAGCTTCTTCAAGCAAAAGGACATTGTCCATCTCCTTTTCGAGACGGCTATAGGCCCAAGCGAGATTATCGATGGCTATCTGCTGTTTCTCGATGATGTCAATCTTGCCTTGGTCAACGAAGTCGTTATAGTCACGCCATATACCGGCTATCGCTTTACCGGCGTTTATCCATGACTGAATATCCGAACCTTCAGAAGCAATAAGCTTAACTACGCTCTGAGCGAGGTTGGCAACATCTTCTGCGGTCTGGCCGATGATACGTGCATAAGCCTCAGCCGAATCATTGGCTGTACCCCAAGTCTCCATTGACAGAAGAGCGAACTCTTCCATGAGGCTGTTAACCTCCTTCATCCATTCGATAGTCTGAACGAGGGTGTTACCCATGTTCTGCATCGCACGCTGTCCTTTGCTCAGTCTGCGAGTATAGATGTCAATCTCGTCATTAGTGTCTTTGAGGGCATCTGCGTGCGTTTCAGTCTCCTTACGCCATTTCTCCCACCAGAAGTAAGCATTCTTGGCCTCGTCAGCCATTCCCTTTTCAGAGAAGTTCTGATATTTCTCCCACCACTTAGCGGCAAGGTCTGCGGCTTCATTGCGTCTTTCTGTGAGGTATGCGGCACGGCGCATCGCATCCTCAAGAGACTGTTCCCATGTCTTTTTGTTCGAGAGATAATTGACAGATTCCTTCAAGTCATCATTCAGATAACGCAGAGGATGACGGTTGTGCATAACCTCATCTATCTTGTCAATCTGCTTGGCTATCTCCTTTATGCTCTGAGTGTCGAGGTCGTTGAGTGAGGTACGCATCTCCTCAAGCTGCTCACGCATAACGGTAAGGCTCCGGATAGACGCTTTATCAAGGTCCTCGAACAACTGTATGTAAAGGTCGCTATCCTTGAACTCCTTCCATGCTTGGTTGTCAAGCTCTTTTCTCGCATTCTCCTTTACCTTCTCACGCATGAGGTACTTCTCGTGGTCTGAGACGTTTTCCATCTTATCGATGGCACGCAGTTCAAGAAGTTCCTTCTTCTTTATGTTGATACGCTCCTCGGTGGCCTCGGTCAACATACCGAGATACTTCTTGAGACGTTCCTTGTCAGCCTTATCCTCCATGTCGGCAATCTTCTCAAGAGTATTCTTATACAGCTTTTCTCCCTCTTCGCCGACGAACCTTCCTTCTCTCATCCATTGCTGTACGAGATTGTTCATCTGAGCCATAGTAGAAGCGGTAACGCCGAATAGCTGTTGTCCCAGTTCTGCCGGAATATCAAGCTTATCCAACTCAAGAGACATCTCGTAACCATCGAACATATCGTTAATGTCGCGCTCCAACTGCTCACGGTCATCTTCAGCTATTTTGACTCCAATCTGAACTGAGGTATCACCTTTGGCCTTGTCAAGTTCACGGACGGCATTCTTGCCTATACGCTTGGCTGTCGTATCGAGTTTGCCAAGCTGTTTCAAAACGCCCTCAAGAGTGGTGAAATCAAAGTTTTTGATATTCCATCCCAACTGAGAAAAAAGGTCGTTAAATTCCGCAAGATAACTATCTTCGACATTCTTCTTGGCAGTAGTATCACTGAAATTCTTACGAAGTTCCATGTATTTGCGATACATATCCTGCAAAAGCTGAATACGCTGCTTGAGCAATGAAAGCTGCTGAGATTGTTTGCTGTCATCGAAATAACCAAATGCCTCACGGAAAGCTCTGACGCTCGCAGCTTGGCTTTCATATTTCTGAGCGAGTTGTTCATTAGTCAAATCCTTATCGAGCCTTTCCTTTGCCTCACGAGCTCGGATTGCAGCCTCAGTCAACTCTTTATAACGGTTCCCAAGTTCCTTGAAGTAATTGTCAGTATCGGTAGATTCATTGATTTTGGGGAATATTGAAGTATCATTCAGTTGGTTCCTCTTAATATAATCAGCCATCTGTTGCTGCAAGAAAGACAATCCAAGGTTAGAAGTCTTTTCCCATTTACCGAAAGCAAAGATGGACAGAAGATACTCTTCGGCTTTCTTGCGCATAGCCGGAGTGATATTGGACTCATCAAACTGCTTATTGAAAAAGTCTATGATAAGGTCTTTCGACTCAGCCTTCTCTTTCAAGTCATCCACATTCAAGAATTTGCCATACAAATCAGCAATATAATTCTCTTGCGCGGTATCAAATAAGGCTTGCTTCAGATTCTCAACAGCAACATCTTCTATCTCTTCAAAATCTTGCCTTGCGACGTTATAATCAACAAGCGACGGAACATTGAGACGGATATATTTCTGTTTGCTGACACTCAACTCATTCCATCTCGCCCACAAATCGTTTATTTTTTGCAGCTTTGTCTTGCCATCATTGGCGAGGAAAGCATCGGTTATGGCTTTATCTATATCCGTATAAGGAGTGAGATTAACTTGCTGAATAATCTCCACCAAATGCTCCCATTCGCCGAGAACAGCCTTTGTCTCGGTCATATAGTTTGTGGAAGCTTCATCGTAAGCCTCCGACAATTTCTTTGTACCAAAGATGGCTCCCCAGAACGTGTTAGCTCCGAGAAGAGGATTCAACTTTCCTTCAAGGCGCAAGCGAGCCTCCAACTCTGCATTGTAATCCCTTGCGGCTTGGATTAGGGCCTGCTCATCATTCAGCCTTCCCCTTATACTGTTAGCATAAGAAGCGTCTGCTTCAGCAAGCTCGCCTAACAGTTTCTTCTGTTTTTCTCTAATGTCGGCAAGTTTCCTTTGCGTCTCTTCATCATCCTTATGTTCTGCGGTCAAAGCCTTCTGCTCTTTTGCCAAGGCTGCAAGTTCCGGCGTATATTGCTTTATAGCTTCTTTTGACCGAGCCATCTTCTTTGCTGATTCCTCAAATTCTTCGTTGTAACGCTTCATTTCGAGGCGATTCTGCGCGATTTTACTAATCAACAGAGAGACGGCAAGGATAGCCAAAGCGATAGGACCTCCGCTTGCGGCAAAGGCTTTCAGTCCTTTCGCGGTTTTTGCGAGAGTTGCATTGAAGCCACCTTCGGCTATAGTAGCCTTAATGACACTCTTCTCAAAGAGACCATTCCTTTGTGCTGCAATGTAGGCATTTGCTGCATAAGCCAAGAAAACGACTGCACCAATCTTCAATGCTCTGGCCAGAGTCTCCCAGTTTTCAACGATAGAACGGATTAAAGCTACACTATTCTTCAGAACGCCCTCATTTCCCTTACCCATTTCGTTGAACATGATGTCAATGGAGTCTCGCAAGTTGGAGATTTGGCCCTTGAGCGTTTCGGCTTGTATCTCCTGCATATTATAGAAGATACCACCCTCTTCAGTGATGCGTTTGAACACCTCTGCCACATCCTCGAAAGCAACCATTCGTTTTGATACACGCTCAAATATCTCACCGGTGGAGATGGCACGGCCTTCAAGCTCAGAGAAATACTGAGCGAGCTCGCCAAGGATATTGATACCGGCTTCCGAGAACTGACGCAATTCTTGGCCTCTGAGGTAGTTTGCGGCCTTCACCTGACCATAAGCAAGAATGAGTCGCTGCATATCGACACCGAGACCGGATGATACGTCTGCGAGCATCTTTGTGGTGTCATACAGTTTCTCTTCCTCAACTCGGTAAGCAGCCAACTGCTTGGTGTAAGTCACCAATTCCTTTACACGGTATGGAGACCTAACAGCCAACTGAGTGATGCGGTCAAAGAGAGCATCTGCTTGGTCCTTATTTTGAAGTATGGCTTGCAATGCTCGGTTCTGAAGCTCGAACTCGGCACGCACGTTTATCATCTGCTTAACGTAGCCGGATATTGCAGCTACACTAAAGACGGCAGCCATCTTGTTTCCAAGCGGACCCAACATCTTGAATAAGCCATTGTGGGCTTTTTCCAATCGGTTTGCAGCACTGGTGGCATTATCTATATTGACCTTGTGCTGAAGGATTCTCTTGTTGAGCTCGGCAACCTTCTTATCATAATTCTTATCGGATTTACTGAGGTTGTCGCGAGCTATAGTAAGATTCTGTATAGCTTGACGCTCTTTGTTGATGCTGTCCGCTCTTTTCGAAAAAGACAAGGCTCCGGAATAGGAAGTATTCCTTTCCTTCTCGGCTTGAGCAATAATACGAGCGGTTTCCTTAGCCTCTTTCTCTCGCTCCTTGGCCTCTTTTTGAGCAATACGCTCACGCTTCTGAGCTTCACGCTCGGCCACTTCTGAAGCCTTCTTGTCGGCCTTTTCTCTCTCAGCTAATATAGTCTCTTCCGACTTGACAGCTTGCTTCTCACGCTGCTTGAGCAATTCCAGTCTGCGCTTGAGGAAATTCTCGTTCTCAGCACCCTCCTGACCGGAGCCGAGATTCAGCTTCGGGTCACTGAGAAGGGCACGTATCTCCTTGATTTCCTCCTTAGTCTTGCCGAGGTTCATGGTCTCAAGACCGGCCTTCGGGTCGAAGTTCGTCTCTTGCTTCAGTTTGGCAAAGCGGTCCACAAGCTCACCTACGTCATCAGAGGTTTTCTTGGTGGTGTCTCCGGTTTTCTTGATGGCTTCCTCAAGTTTCTTGAAGATAAGGTCTGCGGTCTTGAGTTCCACAAACTCCGTCTTGGCTTGTTTCAATGAGTCACGGAACGGATTGACTCCGTTCTTTATCATGTCATTGAAAGCCTTTATGACCTTATCACGAGTCTGCTCGGCTGTAATGCCAAGATTCTCGATATTCTTGTCAGCGTTCTCGATACGCTTCAACTCTTCTTTAGTGATAACCAACTTAAAACCTTCGCCTGCCATAATTCAGTAAGTTTTATTCGTTATGTTCAAATACCGGTAATCCCAAGTCGTTTCTTATCTGTCCGTCTCCTCCGAAAAGGTCGCGGCTTTTCATCATCTCTGCCTCCTCCTCACTAAGATATATCGTATGTGTATGGTCACTCAACGCAAGCTTAATCTGCGGTATGGACCAGTGCCACATGTAATCTTCTCTCGTCACTGAAGGATATGCCTTCAGAAAATCCATCATCTGACCCCATTCCGTACGAGCGATGATGTATTTTGTTCGTCCATCGTCTTTTTCCTTGCCAATGCCATGTCCCGGAATATCTGGACCGCATTGGTACTCGCAAAAAAAAAGCTGACATCGAGAAGGTTGAGAACGTCATAGATGAGCGTAGTCCATTCCGACTGATTGCTTTCCCATAACAGCTTCTCGTAAACGATGTCATACTCATTCTTTATGCGCTCCTTATCATTGAGGAGTGCCAAAGTAACTATGCGCACCAAGGAAGGAATATTTGCGGCCATGCCTTCAAGCACGTCTCCGAAAGTGGCCTTCTCCTTGTTATGAATCTTGCAAGCCTCCTCAGCTATCTTCCACTGTACTGCCGGACGCAGAGCCTTAATCTCCCATTCCGTACCGGCGAGCTTCGCAAGACTCGGACTGTCGTTCATTATCTGTGCGAGTCTGTCCATCGATTCGTCAGAGACCGGAGGCAGTATCTTCTCCTCCAACTCCCTACGTCTGCCGTCGGACAACTCGACCGTCTGAACGTTGTTTAATTTGTAACCCATCTCTCTTCTCTTCTATTTGTTTTTCCTTTTTTAAACCAAAAGGAGGGCAGAGAAACTGCCTCCACCCTCCTTCTTTGATAGACCTCTCGCTATTACTGAATAGTGAAGGACTGAGTAGCACCAACGTACTCGTGACCGTCCTGCTCCACATACGCGAAGAATGTGTAGTTTCCGGCAGCGAGAGTGGTAACATCCTTTGTGAAGTCTGTACCACTGGTGGGTGCTGCATCCAGAGCAACGGTTGTAACCGCACCACTACCCTTTCTGTACTTGAAGCCGTACTTACCGGCATCGAGAGAACCGGAGAATACTACGTTACCCTTGAGGGTTGCGGTTGTAGAAGCTACAACAGCAGCCTTAGTAACGACTACCGGAGCGGCAGGGCTACCTACAGAATAGTCAACGTCAGAAGGAACAAAGCAGAAGGATGTCTCCACTGTCTTGGTTGTTCCGTTCTTGGTTCCGGCGATGGTAGCAGCATAAGCTGTACCGGCGAGATTACCCTCACCTGAACCGGTCTTGAGGGTTGCGATGACAGCCTTTGAGTTCATCTTCACCTTCGGCAGTACGACTTCGGGAATACCCTCACCGAATGTCAGTATGATAGCCATGTGGAGGTCCTTGTAAGAGGTCGGCATTGAAACAATACCGGTAGTCTCTTCCTCGTTCCATCCGAAGATGTGCTTCATAACTGCATTCTGGAAGTCGATGCAGGTGGCGGCAAACTGAACCTTACCGAGAACCACGTTCTCGAACAGAGGCTCATCCTTGAACTCACTGTCCTTGCTGTTGACGGTGTTGTCATCCGGAGTGATGGAGACGGTATCGCCAACGATGTTCACGAGGTCGTACACATCAGAACCGATGGTGTCCTCGTTGATGTAAGGGATGCAGTACATGTGCTTCGCGTTTGAGAACACGATGCGGCCTGAATCCAATACTTGTGCATTGCTGTGATTCATAATTATGAATGTATTAAGTTATACAATAGTTATATTCACTTTCACTATGTTGACATGCCACTTGCAGCGATTGTCCATGTCGGTCCAGAGAGTGTCGCGACTGAGACGGTATGTGCCGCCGCCGGTGGATTTTATCGCAGTGTTGAGCGCGGTTTCCATCGCACTCATTACCTTGACATTCTTTGTACCGTCAACGCGAGGCTTGGCGTAGAGGTTGATGAGAACATATCCGTTACCGAGAGCATCATTATCACGTATCGAAGCACAGTCGAAAACAACGAAATCGGTCCAGTCTTTATCAATCGCGGATGGAATGTCATCCGGAAAGACCTGATTCGAAACCGTTCCTCTCAAGAGGGAATCCAAAAAGGTTTCAATTTTCGATATGTTAATGTTATTCGGCTCCATAGCCTTCTCTCTTTGCTTTTATGTAAACATCATCTCTTACCCTCACTACTCTCGTCTTGACTCCCCTTATTCCGAGGTCCTTCTTCAATCTGTCAAGCTCATCCTTCGCCAAGGCCACCACTCTGTATTTGTGCTTTATATTCGGAGCCTCATCCGGATTCTCCAAGAAAGAGGCGTAGAACATTGCTGCGACTACTACGAGCTCAACGTGGTCATTGCGTGTCCGCTTGGCATAATTGTCAAAGTACTCGTCTATTGCTTGACGGCCAGTCTGGCTTCTACCTATACCGGTATCTTTCTTCGGTGCGATGGAATACTCGCCGTAAGCATAACGCCTACATCCGGGCTGTTCCACCCCTCCTACGAATACAGACGAGCCGTAGCTGTCGTGAAGGTTGTAGAAGCGGTTCTGAAAGGTGTGAGCATCGTACGCGGCTCTTGCAATCCTCTCACCCTCGTCAGCAAGATACTGACAGAGGGAATCGAGGAAATCTTTGCCAACCGGTGTCTCATTGCTCTCAAGCATCTACTACTTGTATATACGCTGTGCAGCCTTCCAACTGAGAGGGGAAAACTCCCATGACCTTTCCACTGACGTTAACGCCATTGAAATCAGCATTGAACTCATCTCCTCTCTGTATCGTGACACTTTCTGACTTGGGGACCGGAAAGAAAACCGCGTAATCGGCAGTGGCGAAGATGCCGGTCCTCATGTGTGATGATTCCATGATGTCACAAGCGGTTGTGAGTATCACGGTAGGCTCGTCATCCCTCTCATCGAGAGGTTTTGAGGTGTCTGCCACCAAACGAGAGAATGTACCGGTATATGGGTACTCCTTCGGTTCGTTTCGGTCGATATAAGCCATAATCAGATGTCAAGGAACTGCACCGTTCCACCTTCACCCAACTGCTCAAGCATCGGGTCTTCGTACGTACGGTATATGTTCATCAAATAGTTATAGATTCTGTCCTTGTTGTACAGAGTCTGAGAGCCGACTGAACGGCTGTAATTGCCATGCTTGCTCTGATAGCTCGCCCAGATGTCCGGAGACAGATAGGCTGCAAGAAGCAAGTCGGCGGTACAGAGGTCCTTTGTCCGGCGGTCAATATTCTCTATAGTTTGTTCCTCCCCGGCTATACCTCTGTCCAAGGCGACGCGGTCAAGCACCGCCTTGTCAAAGGTAAACTGGGTCAGACCGGACAGATAATCTATAACGATTTGAGATGCCATATATTAGTCTGCGGTAGTTGTGTCAACAATTACGTGATACGGGAACTCGGTCAGAGTAGGAACAGCCGACATGATAAGGTCGGTGTGCCACTCCTTGAGGTTGCCGTTGTTCAGAGTTGTAGCGATAACCCATGCCATACCCTGCATGATGGAGGCGAAATTCTTCTGAACGATGTTTGAGCCATACTTCTCGTGAAGCTTAATCTCAAGCTGGTCGGTGTACTGAATTTCACCGGCATAACCGGCAGGACGGAGCACTGCGATATTCTGCTCCCAACCGTTGACCATGATGTCGCTCTCCTGAGTCAGATTGCGCTCCTTCTCCTTTACCAACTCGATAGGTGAGATGGTATCGTTCTTGGCGAGGAAGGCAAGGACTGTGTTATCGTCATATACGAAGTTGGCGGTGATGGGGTCGTTGTTAATCTTCACGCTGTCAACAATCCACTGACGAACCTGCGCATTGGTCTTGAAATAGCTGCGGAACATCTGAACGGGAATCTGCCACTTCATAGCTCCCTCGTAACCGGTAGCGGCACGGAAGTCATCCTCAATCTTAGCCATCTGGTCGATGAGCTTGCAGTTTGCGGTATCGGTCCATACGACAGCACCGGCCTTCTTGAAGTTAGCTTCAGGAATTGGAACCTTGTGCAGAGGCAGATGAGCACCACGACCGGCATTGTAGAAGATGCTGCCCTTGGTCATCAACTGCGCACCCATGAAGGTCAGAGTTGCGTTAGCAGAGTCGTAACGCTCCTGCAACTTCTGAGTCCACTGAAGAAGAATGTCCCTATCGTTGCCGAACTCCTCGAACATCTGTTCCTTGTGATAACGCTCGGTGGCCTTCTCAACGATACCCGGAGCAATGAAGTCCGGAATAGTTGCGCTGTAGAAGCCCAGTCCCTCGTTATCGAGAGGCATAGAATCGCCCAGAGGAGCGCGGAGGTCCATCATAGGAGCAACCTCCAGTTTACGTGCCTTAACTGTGAAGGTGGCTGTACCGTCATCGGCAGTCGGAGTAATCTGGTCTGCCTTACGGAACTGAGAAGTCCACCATCCGTGATTCACCTCCAATAAAGCACCTTTATCAAGGTAGGTCTGGAGGAAACGAACGTCAGCGTCTGAGAACAGACGTGCGTATCTGTTGGAGTTAAAATCAAACTTTCCCATAGTACTTATTCCTTTTAGTTAAATTTTACTCAGAAGGAACAACAAGGCTGTTTTCACCGAGGGTTACGGTGCGAGTATCAGTGTTGATGCTTGCATCCGTGATACCATAACCGGCGAGGGTTGTGGCCTTCTCAGCGAACTTAGCGTCTGCGGCACTCTTGGTGTAGAAGTTGGTCAGAGCAACGCTGTCATCACCGTTGGTGGCAAGAGCGTTCATTACGAACCAACCGGTAACACGGCTTCCGTTCAGCTTCTTCACGCAGTCAGGGAGAGGTGACATCTTTGACAGATAGCAAACACCCTCGATGATAGGTGAGAACAGATACTTGGCCTTCTCAAAGTCGGAATCTCCGCTCTGTGATGTTGCAGCAGGGTCGAAGATGCAGTCGAGGTCCCAAGGCAGAAGCATATTGGGGTTGGTCACGAGCATAGCCTTGCCGTTACCGGCCTCAACAGCCTCGACGAGAATAGCACCCTTGGACATTGCGCCGAGGGCAGCAGAGATAGTCAGCTCCCAAACCGGAACATTGGCGGTTGTGCCAACGGTGGTTGTGGTGGCATTGACTGCGGTCACTGTGACGGCCTTGCCGGTTCCGGACAGAGTGTCGGGAGCAACCATAAGAACGTCACCAACAAAAGGTATGTGGCGATAACCGTCACGAAGGATGTAAACGGTTGTGGCGGCTGCAAGCACGTCTGCCGCTACCTCATAGGTCTTGAGAATGTAGCCAGTGCCGTCCATGCGGTACTCGACCAAATCTCCGGCGAAGAACTTTGCATTACCCTTGAAGGGGTTCATCAGACGGCAACCGAAGGTGGGAGAAACGAGCTCGTTCTTACCACCGCCCTGCAACTTGACGAACACCTGACGATGTCCACCAATCTCGCCTGACTGCTGCAACAGTACTCGACCGTTGAAGATACCTTTTCTGAAATTCTGAATATCAGACATAGCAGTTTGTTTTAGTGTTGTTAATAGTGTTGAAAAACTCGCTTATACGGCTACGAAGAGGTTATTGACCTTCTGTCAGACCCAGTTCTTGCTTCCTTGCGTCGCGAATATCGGCGAACTCGTCATCACCTTCGTGATTCTTGCTCGGCGTTTTCGGAGTCTTGGGCGTGTACGTGGAGTGAGTCTTGTTGTAGAGCTCTTGCAAGCTTGTGGCCTTAGCATCTACATCAGTATTCTCATCCAGTGAAATCTCGTTAAGGACGGCCTCACCCCATTCCTTCTTGATTCCCTTCTCGACAAGTTTGTCCATGAGGTCTTTCTTCTTCTGAGAAATAGCCGCAGTTTTTGCAGCGTTAGCCTCTTTCTCTTCAAGAGCCTTGATGCGGTCAAGCGCATTTTTGAGCTCTTCACTTTCGGTCTTGGGAGCCGGAGGTGTGGGAGGTGTTGGTTCCGGATGCTTCTGCTTCCAATCTTCCACGAAGGCCGACTGGTCGTGTTCTGCGTTTCCGTTCATCGTCTCGAAAGTGGGTTTCACCTTCTCGATGAAGTCATCCAACTCGGTTTCATCACTCGCAATCAACGGCATTAGGGTGTCTAACTGCTTGTTGATTGACTGCTCTGACATGCGTAAGGGTTTCTTACCGCCGTTAGTCAGAAAGGCTTTGAGGTTTTCAAATGCCTGCTCTTTCGTAAACTTCATATACAAAAAATTTTAAGAACGTTTGCCGCAAAAATATATTGACTTAAATATAGTCCTAATAAATCCATTATAAATGTATTTCACTGTGAAGTACATTTTTTCTCTATATATAATTATTAAGTAATTAACGTCTCTATTTTTGCGCAAAAGCTTCCGCAGAAATGGCAACCGCAAAACGTATAATCAGAGCACAAGCCGGATTCCAAGAGAAATTCGTGAGGTCCAACGTGGACTTTGCTGTTGGCGGCGGCTGTCTCGGAGGTGGCAAGACCTTTGCGGCTGTATTGAGTATTGCAGAAGCTACGGATGACAGAAATTTCAGAGGATTGTTCTTGCGTAATAACCTTGGTGACACAAAGGCTGCCGGTGGTATCATTGATACTTTCAAGGATATTTACGGAGAAGGTTGTACCGTCGTTGAGAGCGGCGAGCCTCATGTCGATTTCCCTTCCGGCGCAAAAATAGATGTAACACACGTATCTGAGCAAGCAAGAGACAAAATCCTTCAGCGTTTTAAGGGCCGTCAGTACGACTTCATTTACTTCGATGAAGGAACCGGATTCACTTGGGAATGCTTCTCTGCCATATACACCCGAAATCGTGGTCGAGCTAAATGGACCGGTAAGGTTCGTATGACCACAAACCCAGACCGCAATCACTGGTTGCGCAAATGGCTCGATTGGTATATCGGTCCGGATGGTTTTATCATACCGGAAAGAGACGGAGTAGTAAGATACTTCTTCATTAACGGAGAAAGGGTAGATGATGTTATATGGGGAGATTCCAAAGAAGAGGTTTACTATAAGGCTCGTGTAGCAATAGATAGAATATTATATCGCCTCAACGGAGATAGTGGTACTGCTACATACAAAGACGTTGTTAAATCCTTCTGCTTCTATCTCGGTCGTATGAGCGAGAATAAGGCCATGCTTCAGAACAATGACGGATATGTCGGTTCTGTCGCTGTCATGGGAGGACGCAACGCGCAGCAGTTGCTCGAAGGTAACTGGAACGTATCTCCGGAGGATGAGCTTGACGCTCCTATCACAATGGACCTTGCAGATGCCGTATTCCTCGCAGACCCCCAAGTGAATGGTGACAAATGGATAACTTGTGACCTTGCTGATACCGGAACCGATAACTATATCGCTATGTTCTGGAACGGATTCAATCTTGAGGATATTGACATACTGACACAATCGACTCCGAGGATGAACGCAGAGCATCTTGCTACGTTCGCCGCAGCGCATGGTGTTCCGGATTCGCATATCATATATGATGCCGTGCGAGGACGCTATATCAACGACTATATTCCGGATGCCATACCCTTCATCTCGGGCCATGCGACAGTAGGTTTATATGCCCGAACCGCGAACAAGCTCAAAGATGAATGCTATATGCGCCTCGTGAATGCAATCAAGAGACGCAATTTTTCTATAAGCGAGGATGTGGCCAACAGACTCTATGAGCATCAGAACTTCAAGACTCCTATCACCATAAGACAAGAGTTCAGTGAAGAATGTCTCGTGGTCCGTTTCCGAGACATGCCATCCGGACGTAAGGCCCTCTTCTCAAAAAAGGAGATGAACGCGATGCTTGGTCGCAACCGTTCGATGGACCTCTTGGACCCTTGCGCAATGCGCATGTATCCAGTTCTCAAATATCCGTACGGTGAGGAACTTGACTGCACCGTGAATGAGGATGAGGCCGCTTACGCTTACGGCGATGGTAGCAACAGTATATATGACGAAACTCTTTGGCAATGATAAAAGACGAACAGATAGTAAATCTCATCAGTGATTGCAGAGGTAGCGGTCACGAAGTCGGACTGAGGGATATTTCCTTCACTCTGCTTTCTATGATGTATGATAATACTGAGCTTGCATACAAATCTGTATTCGGCTCATCAGATGGTTTTGAGGCATACCTCAAAGACAGCAAGGTCGCTTTCCTCAAGTCTTACATTAAGGAAAATGTGGTTAACGCTATACTTTTCGGTGGTAAGGACGAACAAGGAAACACCATTTCGGATTTGTCATTTGAGGAGAATAAAACCGAGATGATAAAACTTATCAAGGAAACTCAAGACCAACTGAGAGACAATAAGATTGAAGCTAAGGATGCACTGAAGATTCAAGCTGACCTCCGCATCAAGCTAAACGACAAGTTCAAGGTCGCTGCTGACGTGAGAGACAGCGTTGTTGTGGTGGAACAGAAATACAACTCTATATGCGAGTACTGCGGTCACGAGATTGCCGTACTGACAGAGGAAGAATTGATGAAGAAATATAATCTTGTTCATAAGCAATAATTATGGGAGAGACTACAAGCACAAGACAGCAGATTGTGGATTCTCTGATACACAATCCGGATAATCTGCTTCTCAAAAAGCCTTTTACGAGAGGCGCGGAAATCAAAAAGTTGACATCTGACGGTCAGAAGTATGTCGAGGTGGGCGAGATGGTTACGGCTCATACCCCTCAGATTAAACGTAGGATAATACAGCAAGAGGAGTTTGCGATGGAGCTCGACCCTGCTTGTCACAAGATTCTCTTCGATGAGAACGTTCCTTCTATCACTATGAAGCTGAAGGACGGCTCCTTCATGGATATACAGTATAACCGTCAGGCTATACCTTTCCAGAAGAAGATAGCTCAGAAGCAGACCTTGCACCTTGCCGCTCTGCCTCTTCAGCATACTCTTGAGGGTACAAACCCCTCAGAACAAGAACAGAAGGATTATATTCTCTTCAAGGAGTATTGGAAGAGACGTAACCAAGAGGGTATGAAATACAAGATGGTATATGCTCAGAAAACGCAGGGCGATGCCGGACTTCTGTATTACTTCGACCTCGATGGTTGTATTAAGTCGCGTCTGCTTACCTTCGATGACGGCTATGTCCTCTGTCCCCATAATGATGATAACGGAGACCGCGTTCTTGAAAGCGTCTATTATTCAGTTGACGGTGTTGAGTACATAGACAGCTATGACAATAAATATATGTACCGTTGCGTCAGAGACGGCGAAAAGCTCGATAAGGACGGTAATACCACATGGGTGTTCGAGAATCCGGTAGAACATGGTTTCAAAGAGATTCCTCTCATCTCCAAGCGCGGTACAGTAGCATGGAACGAGGTTCAGAGCGACATCGAGAGCTATGAGGTTCTGTACAACATCTTCAACGTCATTCAGAAGCGTTGGGGATGGGGAATCCTTTATGTTCGCGGCCATTTCAAGGATGATGCAAAGAAGATAGCCGGTTCAATCGTGCTCAATGACACCTCACTCGATGACAAGGGAGATGCCAAGTTCCTCACACCTCCGTCTCCGGAAGGAACGATGGACACTCTCAAAAATATCAAACGTTCGATACAAGAGGGCTCCAGTACGACTTTCATCATGCCGGATGATATTCGTCTGTCCGGAGATATTAGCGGCATAGCTATCATGCTCACTCTCTCGATGGATATAGAGTGCGCCACAAGCGGAGCTATCGAATGGCAGAACGTGTTTGACAAGATGACTCGTCTGTTCAAATACGGCCTTTCAAAAGAGCTCGTACAGAAGAATATTGACAGCACCGCTATATCTCGTTTCGAGAAGATGCAGATAAACGCTTCTCAGCCGGTATGGAAGCCGATGAGCGCAACCGAGTACAATAACATGCTCATAGCTCTGAAGCAAGCCGGATTACTTTCTCAGGAGTCCGGTATAGAACTCAACACAGAGTCTAAGCCGAATGAGAAGGCCCGTGTAGCTCACGAGACCGAGATTGCCGAAGAGAAGGCAAGACAGAAAGGAACAGCAGTTGAACAGCCTAAGGGCAACCAAGCCAAGGCATAAAACAATTCTTAGACGTTATGGATAGAATCCTTACGTTAAAAACCGTAGTAAACGGTCAAGAGGTCAACTTCCCCATCGGCGCATCCGATGATGAAGCCAAGATATTCGAGTTCACTTTTGACAGCACACGAATGGGTGCGGCTCCGGAAATCAAAGCGGAGTTTATGTGGCCCTCGTGTCTCGATAATGATTGGACCGATGACGTATTCGTCAACTTCTGTGGCGAGAAGTATTCCCTTTACCGCAGACCCACATCCGAGAAAGACAATAACGATGTACGTTGGAAGCATAGCATAACCTTCCGCAATGACCGCGTCATTCTGTCCGGTATATACACCTATGATGCTGTAGCCGGAGATAACAGCCCTGCATCCGGCAACACAAAGATTTATTTCGCCGGTAATCTGAATGGTTACGTAGCCAAGCTTAATGCCTCTCTCACCATATCTGGCCTTCAGAATCGTTTTATCGTCATGGTTGATGATGGTATCACTTCCGAGGATAAAAGCATTTCTTTCGAGGACAAGTATTTTACCGAGGCACTGACCGAAGGAGTGGAAGCTTTCGGTGTACCTTATTATATGTGCGCAGGCACGGGAGCCAATATCAATAAGATTGAGATACACTTCGGCCATTACAAAATCGGTTCAATTATAGGAACGGCTCAGAGCCCCTTGACTTATCGTACAGCCGGTCTGACGATGACCAAGAGGGAGCATTCCGGTAATGATGTCATCAACCGTGCCACCGGTTACGGAAGCGGCGATAACCTTCCTTGGTATTATCCTAACGCAAGTGCATCCGGCAACCATACTCTCGGTGGAGACCTTTATGTAGCAGGACGTACAGCCGTCAATTATGATGCGCTTTCTGAAGCCCTTCCGGACTTTGCTCATTCCAACGAGACCCTTCGTTGGTATCGTGGCTATCCTTACAAGTGTAAACCGGCTTTCAGCGAGGTCTTTTACAGAGGTTCGTTCTATAAGAGAGGAGAGGCACAACAGAATATATTCTATGAGCATCTGATTGGAGCCAGTGCTTCTTATGCGAACAATAATGGTTCTATCGTCAATAAGGACTTCAGAGCTCGTGACATAGATTATTGCATCATAAATTCCGGCTCGTCGGTTCTATGGGGAGGTACTGTTAACGCTTCCGGTGTGGCCACCTTCTCATTGGAGGCCAAGAACTATTGCTCCATCTTCGTGAACAGTCATGCTCTTGATACTGACGGAGGCTATGCAACACAAGATTACTGGGGTTATGTACGCTTTGCCAACGTAGCCTTCCAAGCTACAGCGAATATGACCTTTGGAGGTCTCTTCCTCAATGCAAAAGACTATCTTATCTCCGATGGAAACAGTTGGTATGTTCTCGCATATCAGGATGTGGTATGGCAAAATGAAGGCTTAGGTTGGTATAAGCCGACTTATTATCAGCTTCTCGATACCGCCTATCACGATATGTATGAGACTACCGGTTTCTTCTTCTACCTCGAAGCCGGACAGACCATCAACATGGAGCCGTCATTGCTCTGTAAGATAAATACTCAGACCATCAGTCCGGATGCCAATGTTGGTTATTCACGTGTTGTGGCCATACCCGATATAGCCGGTAATGAGGCCGCAATCTTGGCAGGAGGTGCAAGTTATCTTACCAACCGAGGTTATAACGATGCTCCCGGATTTGACTCGGATTTGTTTTATAAGGCCAATAACAGCAAACTCATAAAGTCCCTCACAGATTTGTCCGGTGCAGCCGCCGGTACTGAGATGACTCCGGTAAGCGGTAGGTACTCATTTACGGCTCCTTCGACCGGTCTCTATCTCTTTGAGTTCAGAAGAAGATACGACATATCTTCTGCGATGAACACCTATCCGGCTTCATTCGCACTCAATCTGAACCGTGACATATACTTTGATGTCGATGAGCCTCATTATCGCAGAGATGGTGAAAGCAACGACTTCTTCTATGAGAGTCACGGATGGGTAACTGTCAGTCCGACCGTAACGAAGTTTGACGGAGCTACACTGACCATCAGTGCTACTTCATGGGAGGATTGGATGACTCCGCAGCCGAACCTCATGCCAAGCATCTATCGTAACAGTAGGGCTCTGCGTCGTTTCTACGATGCGAAGAATTATCCTTTCACTCCTCCTACTGGTTATGTCTTAGATACGGAGGCCGGAGAATATATTGACTCTCAAGACGGCAAGGTACACAATGAGCTCTACGAAGATGGTAGCGGCGTGCCCTATCTCTTCGGATTCCTTTATGACAAGGACCATCCGAACAAGACCGTAGAGCATATCAGTCGCTATGACGAGATAAAGGCTTCAATCAAGGGTATGACGAGCGATGCTTATAATCCTCCCATACCTATTGACAAGTTCCTTGCCATCTTATATGATGAGAAGGACAGCAACCGCTTCAAGGATGCCTCAGAAGGTAACAGCACAGAGATGGAGCATCCGTATTTCTACGTCAAGCTGCCTAAGATGCCGTTCAATCTCTTTGACAGCATAGGTACGGATGCGGCAACAGTCTCGATGACCTCCGGATTATGTGCAAGCTGTAAGTTCCAGATTGCCGTTCAAGAGAACACCAATAAGAACGACCTTCAGGTTGATGAAAACGGAGATTTGATATTCGAGAACGGTGTAGCCAAGCATGGCACTCCTCAGAACAGACAGAACAATACCATTGATTACGAATGTTGGATTTGTCTGAAGAAGGATATAGAGACCTATGGCTCCTCCAATCCTATGCCTTATGCTCCTCGTGATACTGAGCATGAGACAGATGCGATGCGTCCATCTACCAACGACACCTTCGTATATACCGGTATTTGGATGCCGTTCGAGTATATACTGCAAGCTGAAAAACGGCTGTCAAAGCAGATAGTATCAGACATCTATGATAACAACTTCCATAAGTTCAACATAGGTGTTGATTTCTCACGTATCTATCTGCGCGAGAACGAGAATAATGTACTCGCTAAACTCTGCGACAGCGCGAAGATTTGGGTTCAGCATAGCAGTGATGAGGCCGCAGTAGAGCTTTATGTCTCTACTTTCAGATATTCGATGACCAAGGATGCTCTGCCGGAGATTACCGTAGAGCTTGCGGAATCACTCATTCCCAACCAGTCATCCATACAGATTCTTGAGAACCGTGTCACACAGAACGTGCTGAACATGACGGAGGATAACGACAAGCCTATTACTCAAGCTCAGTTGTCATCTTCTCCGGAGGAGCCGGTTGCTCTCATCACAAGCAAGGCAAAATCCGCTTTGCAGCGTGCAGAGATTCAGCAGAACCTCGGTATCAATCCGAAAGGTAGCCATCTCAAGCCTATCTATATCGACGAGAACCGTAATTTCCAAGTCATAGACGGCCTCGAAGTCTCAGAGGACATCCATACCGAGAAGATGGTCAAGGCAGACCAAGGTATGCAGTTCGGAGAAAAGTTCGAGAGCGGTCTGTTCGGTAGCGGCGGCAAGGTCGATGGTAACGGCCATGCCGAGATGCGTTCGATGAAGCTGTGGGAATGGCTTGAAGTACCGGAGTTCCGTTACAATCGCGTCAGCATCTATACCGGTATTCGTTGGGACACTTTCGGAGGTGGTATCATTGAGACCATCACACCGGACACCACCGGACTTGAGACCGGAACCGGTAAGCTGAAGCTCGAAGCCGGAGAAGTAGGTGCAATCGCAGTGGGAGACCTCTGCATGGGTATATGGCACGACACCTTCGGTAACGAAAGTGTTACCTCAGATGACCATAAGGGAAACTTTACATTCGCCGGATTCCGTACCGTTTATTTTCAGATTACTGCGGTATCGGGTTCCAATAATGAGAATTTTTCTTACATACTGCGTTCTGCCGTTCAAGGTGGTAATGGTGTGCATCCGTTTGCCGGAATGCACTTCGCCGGAAGAGGTAATATCAGCAACACGGCAAGACAAGCTTTCCTTTATACCACAACGGAGTATTCGCTCGCTCTTGCTCAAGTCAGCACATGGGAGTTCGGTTCACTCAATATCATTCAGATACAAGGTAAGCTCGACGGATTTGCCATGTACGCTCGCAACAAGCAAGGGCAGATTTATCTCAAGCAATTCTCCGGCTATGGCCAAGTATTCGGAAACGCTTATATATTCGGTTCCCTTGACCAGTTCGAGCGTGTGGGCTATCGTGCCACCGTTGACCAGTCGAAAGGTGGCTCCCTCGCTCCGGGCGAGAGTGAGTTGGTGACTGTGACCGTATGGAACGGCTATGGTGAGAATGTAACTGACCAATTCACGCATTACTCCGTCACACGTGACACCGGAGACCAAGCGTCAGATGCAGCATGGAACGCTTTGCACACCTCAGTGAGCAATCCCTTCTCCATCAGCTTCAATGACCTCGGTATAGATGGCATTCACAAGCTCTTGGCGGTATTCAATGTATTGGCTTCAGATACAGAGAACGGCCTCGATGCCGATATTGCACAAGTTGATTATTTTTCATAACGAGATATGAACGAGAACAGATTTATTTCACAGCGCACTCACACGAGGGTCAAGTTTCAACCCCTCACTACTTCATGTGAGTTGTCATGTCTGACTCCGGCTTCTCCGGCAGCACAGACGGTAGATACAACCAGTGGCTCACCATCCTACGAGCCTAACCGTGCCTTGACACCTACGGCCATCTATCCGTTCGTGAGAGCGATGGACCCCGATAATGTGTTCCATCACGGACCGGCCAATCAGTATCTGGCTACGATTCAGTGGTATGTAAACAACGTGCCTATCGAAGAAGTATGGACCGTTGATACGGATTACACCATCGACACTTCCGACAGCGATGTTCGCGGCACATTGTATGTCAAGAAGAATCTCGCAGCCGGAAACGATGTGGTGTTGACGTTCAGAGGCACATACCTCGACTGGCGTACCGGCATAGTCTATAACGCAGAAAGCAGCAATGAGATTGCTTTGACCACTACTGAAAAGACGGATGACCATTATGGTTGTTCAGTGGATAAGGCCCTCATTACCTATGACCCTCTGTATGATGACTTGCTGAGATACGATTATATGGTTGGTCGTGACATTCCGGTTTCCGGCACAAGGGATTCCCACAAGGATGGTCACAGCTTCGAACAGACTGTCAAGGTACTTCTCACTACCGGTTTGACGGAGATTACCACTCTGCCGCAAGACATAACGATGCGTGTCGTTAATCTCGGAAGCAACACTCCTCTCGTTCCCAACTCGGCTGCTTCTCCGGAACTTATGCAGGCCAGTTATCCGAATATCAAATTCGATATGCGAATGATTGACAAGAAGGACTATGAAGTGCAGTTTGTCAAGGATAATGTCATCATAGCAAGAGAGAGCATCGGCCTCTGCACCAAAGTCACTATGCCACATGACGGCAAGGGACTTCGCGCTGCTGATATAGCAGTATCTCAAGAGGTGTACGAGAACGCTGTGCTGCTTAACCTCAAAGACCGCACGGTTGATTATCCGGAGCTCTATTACCTTATCGTATGGTACACGCAGGCCAAGGTCAATCAGAGCGGTTCATGGGTTCCGGCTGAGGCTAAGATGTGGCAGAGAGGTGAACATCTCGCAGTGGCAGTCAGAGACCTTGGTATAGGACTCACCAAGAATGACTCCTATTTCGACTATTGGTTTGAGGTGGACCCCCACAAGACTTGTGAGCTTATCCTCGATGACAGCAATCAGCCGATTATGGATGATGACGGTACTTTTTTAATAGGTTAACGATATGAAATACGCTATTATTGATGTTAGCAAAGGGGAACGTCTCGGATTTGAACCCCATCTGCATCGTCTCTGTTCCAATGGTACAAAGATGGTCATAAACGAGAGTGAACTGTTGCAAGTAAACGAAGATGTTGATGTCGCTGCAAGTATGCTCGGTACAACGGCTCTTACTGAACTTGAGATTACGAACAAACTTAATAGAATGATGAAATGAGTACAACTGGTGCGGCTTTCTCCGTCCGCTTTGTCAGAAACGGAGACCAGATTGTCGTTACACGCGACGTAGTTAATTCAGCCGGTCAGGGTTGTGCCTTGTTCCAAGTGGTAGATAAGACTTCCGGAACACCGATTCCCGACTGGACAGTTGCAGCCAATCAGCCCATCATCAGACTTGGCGTAAGGTCGAGTGCCGGTTATCCGGCAGAGATTACGGGCGTGGTATGGAGATACAACGGAACCACACTTCTGTTCCCCACTCTCACGCACACGTTCCAGACCTCTACCAACAATGACAGCTTCCAAGCGCGTATCAACACTATCGACGGCAAGGACTATTACGAGCTCAAGATTGTCAAGAACCTCGCTTCGGCCTCTTCCATTGCCAACAAGCAGATTGACTATACTGTATCATACACAAGCAATCAGATGAGTGATAGCTGTTCCGGCAGCGTGGATGTCATCATACAAGCCGGAGGTAGCAACTCTCACGCCATGCAGATTACCGCAGACCGCGTTGAGATAGATGCCACACATTCGTCTGCAACACTCTCTATCGTCGCTTACTATGGAGCCGATGCCATCACCATCGGACAGAACGGCTACACCGTCAAGTGGTACAATAACGGAACGGAGATTTCTGGCCAGACCGGTGCGACACTCGTAGTTACTCGCTCGATGGTGGAAGGTGGAAACCTCTTCTCGGCCACTCTGTTCAAGGATAACAACGCAGTCGCTTATGACAGCATCCGTATCAACGACATAGCCGATGAGTATCAGATAACCTTTGCTCCCAAGACCGGAACCGGTTATGAGGGCAATACCGGTTATCTCGGCCCGAATCAGAACGCTTACTGGGGTGTGACTCTGCTGCATAACAATCAGCAATACGCTTCAGCCGTAACCTTCGCATGGGAGGTATTCAATGCTCTCGGTGTAAGCAAGGGAACCGGCTCCGGTGCTACTATTACCGTCACTCCGGCTATGGCTGTCGTAGGAGAAGGAGAAGGTGCTTACTATGCTGACGTTGATGTGGTTGTGACAGCAACATTTGCATAATTATAAATATACTTATTGTTTAACTATAAAAAATCTGTTATGGGTAAATTAGTAGACCAGCCAACAGTACACACGATGGCCGATTCCGATTACGTTCTCGGTGTATTCGGCAATGCAGGCGGTAAGATGACTATCGAGGAGTTCCGCAGACATCTTAACGACAATGATGAAGAGGTACTGAATGACCTCGCGTTTTACATTGACATCAACGTGGCATCCGGAGACGGCTCCACACGTGTCAACGTAGGTGGTAACATGCACATGCGTGCCTTATGGGAGAATGCCGGTGTATCTGTCCTCATGGATGCCAACGGCAACTATTGCGAACTGAACCGTAACGACAACCGTTACACCGACGAGGGTACTTATATCCTTAATGGTGACGGTACTCTCATCTCCGCTTTTGCCGGTGCGGATATGATGAAGATTCGTCCGCAGAGCTACGGAAGGATTCAGACCAAGACAGTCGGTGCTACCACCGTACTGCGTCAGTGGCTGTCTCTCTCACCTCTGCCCGGCGGTTATATCATTCCGCAGATGGTGGTAGGTAAGTTCAAGTGCAATATCGTAGATAGCAAGCTGCGTTCTATTCCGGGCGTGGTTCCAAGCGGCAGTCAGACCATCAGCGCGTTCTGGGGTTATGCTCAGGCTCGTTCGAAGAGTCACGGCCTTGCTAACCTCAACTTCCGCAACTATCTGCTGTATCACATGATGAGCAAGTATGCTTATCGTGACTCGCAGAACGCCAAGGCTGCCGGAGACAACTCACCTATTTGGGGCGTAGGACTTGACGGCTCAGAGAACACGACAAGTTCAGCCGATGACGGATTCACCCGTCAAAAGAACATCAAGACCGGTGCTACACTGCGTCTTGGTGAGAACGACGGTAACTTTGCCGTTACCGATTCTGCCGGTGGTACTTGTCACTCCGTGAATGTCGTAGGATTCGAGAATCCTTGGGGACAGTATTGGGAAATGGTTCAAGGTTTATGCTCCGTAGGCACGGATGTATATTGTTGGGACCACAACTTCATGCCTCCTGCTTCTCCGGCTCCTACCGCAGATACCTTTGCCAGTGTAGAGCATGTCATGCTGACTCGTGCTACAACGGCAAACGTCACAAAGATGAATATAATAGCCTCCGAGAACGGACAAGGCTCTTATATGATTCCTGACGGCTCGATAAGCGGTATAAGCTACGGAGACTACTATTCCTATGATGCTAATGGTCAGCTCTGGCTGTTCGGCGGCACCTCGAACCGCGGCTCGAATTGCGGTCTCGCGTCCGCGGACTCGAACAACGGCTGGTCGAGCTCGCACGCGGCCCTCTCGGCTCGCCTTGCTTATTATGGGGACGTGAGAAAAGTGACCGAAGCAAGATTGAGAGAACTTCTTTCGTAATGGGATTCGCGCCCTCTAAGGGCGCGGATTTACCAAAACTTTCAAGAGAACAATTAAACAATTATTAACAATTTCTTCCAAACCTTCCGGTTTAAAGAAGTGAACTTCTCAAAAATCCATTCTCAAATGGTAGGCATAACGGTGGTTAAGCTCTGGCTGTTCGGCGGCAACTCGAACAACGGCTCGAATTGCGGTCTCGCGTACGCGAACTCGAACAACGTCTGGTCGAACTCGAACGCGAACATCTCGGCTCGCCTAACTATTGTAGGCAAGAAATCTACTATAAGGGTGTCAGTACTGCGTCATGGGAACGCACCCGACCACTGCGAGCCTCGGCAGCGTGTGCGTATGTATAGCACGTGTAGTCGGAACAACATCGAACTTGCGCGGATAGGGTCAGCCCTGCCGCCAGTGGTGTTAGTAAGCCCGAAAGGGATTTGAAAGCTTCACGCAGAATTGATAGCAAGAAGAGATGAAAAGAGTAGGTCACATATACGAGAAGATGGCTGACTGGGACACGATAAAGGAAGCCGAAAAGATTTCCACCAAGCGCAAGATGCTCAACTGTGGCGTAAAGCGTCACATCGAGCATAGGATTCGCAACCTCGTGTACATACAGCAGAAGATTCTCGACGGCACGATGCGTACGAGTGAATACACTCACGAGCAACGTGTAAGTGGTCAAGACAAGATGCGTGATATTGCGAAGCTGAAGTTCCATCCTTCGCATATTCAGCATCAGCTATTGACTATGGTGGCCAATGAGCGGATAGATAAGAGTCTTATACGACACACATACGCGAGTCGTAAGGGTTACGGTCAGATAGCATGTGCCTTGCATATCAAGGACGTGCTTCGCAAGTATCGCGGTCAGGTGCGTTGGTACGCGCAAGGTGACATCTGCAAGTATTATGACAGCATACCGCACGATGACCTCCGTAACAATCTCGAACATCTATTCAAAGATGAGAAGTTCGTAAATGCTTTCATGGAGCCGTTTGAGGTCTTTTCCGAGGACGGCAGAAGCATTCCTCTCGGCATACGTCCGAGCCAGACCGCCGGAAACGCGGAGCTCTCACCTTTCGACCATCACATGCTTGAGAAGGTGAAGGCTATTGATTATACGCGCTATCTTGACGATTTCTTCTTCACCGGAGCCACCAAGGGCGAAGTGAAGCGTAAGATGAAGCAAGCTGAGAAATTTCTCAATGAGCACGGCTTTACGCTTCATGTGCCTAAGATACACCGCGTATCTGAAGGAGTGGATATGATGGGTTATGTCTTTTACGGCGAGAAGGATGACATGTGGTGGCGCAGAAAGAACAAGAGGCGTTGGCTGAAGCGTCGTTCCAAGGTCACTAATCCCAAGCGTCTGAGAGAGCTCGATGATGCTGCATGGGGAGCCTTGAAATGGGGTAACAGAAGCTGCAAGAAGTTGTGGGAGACGAAAACCGGTAGGGTTCAGAAGAAAGAACAGAGGAGAAGGGATATGGCTATAAAACTCTCTAATTCCAAGATGGTACGCACGGAACGTGTTGACAAGAACGGTGTGCCGTATCTTGACGAGCCACTGGTAAGCATGAGTATGATACTTGACAACCTCATTGAATGCGATAAGTGGGTTAAGAACTTCCAGACCTCGCAAGGGACCGGACGTTACGCTCTGCGCATCAAGTATCTCGACAAGTGGTATAAGCTCATCGTCAATGCCATCGACATCAAAAATCTCATATCTGACTTCGAGAAGGCCGGTGTTACTCGTTTCCGTACGAAGTTCATAGATAAGGGAGGAAAACGCTATTCCTTTGATGAGGAATGCACTGAGATTATAGAAGTTCACGGCAGAGTTGTTGCAGAAAAAGACGGAATTTGTATCTTTGCAGATGACGGCTCTGAAGTCGTGTTCGATAACCAAGAAAAGTGAAACAATAAATAATCATTTACATTATGGAAACTGGAGTATTACAGAGAAAGTGGGCTGAGGTTCAGCCTTTGGTTTACGACAAGGAGACACGTTATGTCTGCATGGACATTCAGCCCGAGCAGAGGACCGACGAGGAGGGCCATGTCGTTAACGGTTATTCATTCTTCCAAGTGGAGATTGATTCTCTTATGGACTACGGTCATATCAAGAGTCAGCTTATCGAGGCTGCCTTCGCACAGAAGGATGAGTTCGGTCTGTTGATGAATGCCGTTGACGGTGTAGTGGAAGCCGCCAAGAACGCAAATTCATGGTCTGCCTTCAAGGAAGGTCTCAACGTGGCCGATGTGACCAAGTTCCTCGGATTCTGCGAATATAGGGCTATGTGCGCCACTGCTGCACATGCCGTATTAGACAGCTTTAACAGAGAATAAACTATGAAGATTTCCGGTACGCTGCCCGTGCGCTGGGCGGCTCAAGACGGTGCGCCCGGAGTGGGAGTTTCCATCCGCAGCACACTCATACAATATGCGCAGTCCAATTCCGGCTCCGTTACACCAACGACCGGATGGAGCACTTCCATTCCGCAGAACATAACCCAAGGTAACTATCTGTGGACATGGACGAGAGTTGAATATTCGGACAACACTGTCACGAACTCCTATTCCGTATCTCGTATGGGTATTGACGGCAAGGGTATCAAATCCTCTACCGTCACGTACAGCAAGCAGAGCAGCAGTACCGTTGACCCCACAACCATCACAGACTGGGGACCTTATCCTACCAATCTGCAAGATGGTGACTGGCTTTATTCCAAGACTCATATCGTTTACTCCGGCACGCCGGAGACCACATCGGATTCTTATTCGGTGTCTCGTATCGGCGTGGGTGCATATTACACCGGTATGGAGGAGTATTATGCTTCCGGAGCAAGCGATTCGAGTGAGCCGACCGGATATATCACTCCGGGGACATATCCCAATGGCACACTTCCCACTCCCACATGGACGCAGACACGTCCTAACCTCACTCCTTCTTCTCCCTATCTGTGGAATCAGGAGATAAGCCATGACTCTCAAGGCAACAGTTATGTCATGCCTCCGGTCTGCATCGGTAACTTTGCCAACGGCCTTACCGGTATAGCTGAGGATTATGCCATAAGTCAGTACAGTGACAAGGAAGGCGGTTGGCCTTCCGGTTCCGGCGAGCATGACTATCCGGCTGATATATCCTCATGGACCCCTTATCAGTCACAAGCTACGCCTTCAAATGCGAAGCCCTATCAGTGGAACAGAACGACCATGTCGTTCAATAAAGGCTCCGACCAACACATCTACCACATCAGTGCCGTCAAAGGTGCAGATGGTCAAGATGCCATACGTCTCGACCTCGACAATGAGATGGACACTATGGTGTATAACGAGAGCGGCACGCTTATTAGCGGCAGCATAGAGTCTCAAGCAAGGCTTTATCGCGGCGGTACTCTCATCACCTCCGGAGTGACATTCGCAATCTCTGAGCGGAGCGGTAACACCTCTTCGCAATCATCTATAACCAATGCCGGAAAGGTAACAGTCACCGGTATAAACTCAAGCGGTTTTGTGAAGGTCAGAGCCGAATACGGTGGCGTTTATTTCTATGCTACATTGGCACTCAAGAAGATAATCGGCGAAAACAAGTACGAGCTCGTCGTTTCTCCGGACTCAGTGGCAGTCAATACCACCACTGGTGAGGCTTCAGCAGATACTATCGAAGCTCAGATATATAAGACCTATCAGAACTCATCCGGTGGCATCACACGTGAGCATCTTACCGGAACCACCGTTGACGGTCACACTATCAAAGTAGATGGTGTCGCAAAGACCTATTCCGGTGGTAAGGTCTCGTTTAGTGTAGATACTTCTCGTGACAGCCACACCATTGAATTGTACAAAGGCTCTGTTCTCGTGGATTATGAGACCGTTCCCATCAATAAGAGTGCCAACGGCCAGTCCATTACCGGACCGGCAGGAAAGAACGCAAAATCGGTTTATAAAGTATCATTTGATGACCTGTCATCAGAGAATCCTTCAAGTTGGGACACTCAGATGCCTAATCTCGATGAGCTTTTGATAAAGCATTCCGGAGATTGGGTTCCTATTGCAGACGGATGGCATAGGGCTCCATATATATCGCACAACGGATGGACTGAGCAAAGAATACAGTTTACTACGACAAGAGCTAACCAAAAGATACTTATTCAGTTACAATGTGTATCGGAGTCCTCTTATGACGAAATAGCAGTTGGAAATCTTGATGCCGCAGCACCTCACTCAAGAGGGACCTCTTTTTTTGCAAAAACATCAGGTGGTAGCATTTCTTCTCCAGCAAAGCTCAATGTCGGAATGAATATAGAAACGCCCGGAGCACATTCAATCGGAATCTCTTTCTACAAAGACTCTTCCTTCACCGCCGATAATGAATATGCCATGTTCCGTGTTGGCGTGCCTCCAATTTGGAAGGCAGATGTTGTAGGTTGGAACGGAGATACACCGGTATGGGGTACTCCGGTAAAGTTTGTGCAAGAATCATACAGCATCCGCGTCGATGAGCCGCATCCAAACATACTGCGGCAGACTGAGTTCGTCAACAGCTATCAGATGAACAAATGGTTGACCAAGAACGGAGATATTATTTTAGAAGGTTATTCCGGTCACAATTCATTCTATGGCGTTAATAGCGACACAGAGCACGATAAGGAAATATTGCTTCAGAGGGTTTACGAATCCGGCTCTATAAACATCCTTCAGCCGGATAAGTGGTACACCCTATCATTCTTCAGCAAGGGTGTCGGCACATTGTGTACCTACTTCTATCCTTCTGCTTCCGGTCACATGAACACCGCAGCCGGTATGTACAGAGACGGCATTTTTACGGCTGTTGCGGCTACGGATTGCGTAGCTACCTTCGAGTTGCACGGAGGATGGGAATATCATACCGTCACTTTCAAGACCGCTTCTGCTTTCTCTGGTGATGTCAATTTACTCTTCAGACTTCTTGCAGGAAGCAACTGTAACGTAAATATAGCTTGTCCTAAGCTTGAACAAAGCTCGATGGCTACAGAATATAGCATCTCGGAGCCGGATGTGGCTGCATCGGTGGTAGGCGAGAGTGGATTCCTGAACGAATGCGGTGTTTACGACCATTCAAAATCCTACAAATGGGATGAGAAGGAAAGAGACTACGTTTACCATATACCGAACAACAATACTCAGTATAAGGTTTACTTCGTCAAGAACAAAGGAGATGCGATACCGGCAGACGTATATCCCACCTCTGATAACGGTTCCGGAGGTTATACCGTCAATGCACGTTGGGAGGAGGGTAACGAACTGGCCAACCTTATTGCAAACAGTACAGTCATTACAAACGCTTTGATTGGTGGCTTCAAGGCTTCCAATAGCATCTTCAAGTCGGACAACGAGCGTGTGGTACTCGACGGAGCCAATAATATCATCAAAGTTCTCAATGCGGCTCTCACAGCCAATATTGCGGCTATGGGCGATGTTAACTATCCTTTCTACGCCGGTGGAGCAAGTGGCGCAGCCGCAGTCTGGAGCGTTGACAAGGATGGTAAGATGCGTTCAGCTTCTGCCGAAATATCCGGAGATACGTTGATGACAGACGCACTGATTAAGAGAGCTCGTAATCCCTTCGTGCAAATAGAAAGTTCGTTCTCGGCTCTCGATGATGACACCATGTATAATAATGACCTCGCAAATCATTTGTGGGTCACATTAGGATGGGATGTAAAGCAAGCCGGAAGAAGGATAGTGGTAGTGGGTTCTGCCTATTTCCAAGCTCCGGCAAATTCTAATCAGCATTATTATGTTGACGGAAAGGTTGTGCAATCGTTCCAGACGAGTTTTGAAATGACTGAACTGATTGGTTTCGGAACCGCGACTCAATTCTTAGGATGGATTGTTACCAATCGCGTGTACTTTATGACAAATCGAAATATGGGTAGGAAAGTAGATATTGTAGCCTATGGTATAGTACAAGGAACGGATTCCAGAGTTGATTTTGTCACCAAAAAGATATGCTATAGCGGCAATGGAGACATATATGTTGAACGCGCAGATGTCGGTATCTATTTCCTGCATGTTCCAAGAGCTTGGTTTGCATCTGCTAATTATGTTCACTGCATGGTTTGCGGTAGAGGAAGTGCCCAAGGTGCTGAATCGGCAGTCTTTGCAAATGTTTGGAATGTCTCTGAAGAAACATATAATAACGCACAATATTACAAGATTCAGATATTCACCGCAGATGACGCTTCAAGAAATGACGGAGGCTTCTATTTCGAACTCAAGAATCTTGCTGCATGGGATGATTAAAAAATCTTCAAAACATTTTGCTGAATATAAAATAAGGTTTATATTTGCGAAGTTATTCAGATAATATGAAGAGAGAAGAATTACAGAAGCGTTATGACGAGCAGTTGGCTAAGGTCAACGGCCTCGTAGGAGATAATAATGAGTTGAAAGAGGCGATAGATAACCTATCGTCTCTTCGTGCTCAGTTAGCGGTGGTTCCTATGGCCTTCTATCTCGAAGAGAAGGAAGTTCTCAAGAAGGTGGACCTCGGAGCCGTAGAGTTTGGCATCAGCGAACGTTGCGCATACTTCCGCACTAAGGGAGGGTATCGTATCTTCGTCAAGCCCGGAGTTGGTCTTTATGACCTCATCGCTCAGTTCATAGAGAGCCATGAGACAAAGGATGACATGACTGCTGAGGAGAAGGAGAATCTTCAACTCAACACCAATGCCTTCAAGTTCTTGGCTACCGCTCCGCTCGTCGCTGCCACTGACCTTCCTCTTATGTATAACATCGCTGCTGAGGTTATGGAGTTCATACAGAAGCAGACCGATGAAGCTCTCGGCAATACCGAGACTCCGGAGGAGGACGGCAAGCGTAACGTTCAGTTTGAGGATGCCGTCAACGCAATGGAACAGATTGCGGACGGCGTAAAGGATAAGGACAATGCCGAAGAAAACAATCAAGGTGAAGGTGAAAGTTAAGCCTTCGCTCAAGACATCTTCACGAAGGCCACAACCTCTTGCGATGAAACCAAGTCCATCGAGGGATAATAAAAGACTATACTGATATGAGAGAGATTCTTTTGAGGCTTCTCAAGTTCGTACCGGCTATCGGTGCGTTGTGCTGTGCCTTAAATTCGACTCTCTCATACTTTTATATAGACTTGGCATGGGTCGGATTCGTTCAGCACGGATTATTCCTTATGGTATGGATTCTACTGGCCATATACTTCAAATTCTGCATCTTCTACATGATACTTGTGATATACATTATCGTATGTCAGATTCTCAATACAATCGATTATATTTGGGGCATACCAATATCGGATAGAGGGCTATTCGTTCTCAACGTAGGACTAATCGGCATAACAGCCATTGCAGCTACAATCGCTCATGTCAGACATATTAAGAGAACTAAGAACAATCTTGGCTAACTGGGTCACAAGCATTGATGCCGGTAACACCAAAGTGACAGAGGAAGAAGAGCGTGCCCTCCTTTCTTCTCTGAAAGAAATCGCTTCTCCATATATCAGCACATACACAGCTATCCGTATGACCGGACTGAAGAAAAGCGAGTTCTACGAACTCATCCGGCAAGGAAAACTACCAAAAGGAGAGCATATTCAAGGTTTCAAGGAAATACACTTCAACAAAGCAAAACTCATAGACGCAATCCGCGAACTCAAGTCCGAAGAGAAGTGACTTTAGCTCAATGACTTACGGCGCATATCGGAATCGTTAGTTTTCCCTTATGCGCCGTTCTATTTTTGTGCTCGTAGTACTACACGAGTTAATCAACAAAATTACGAACACAAAAAAACTAAAGTTATGGCTATTGACGCTAATGATTTAATGATGCTCAAGTCGCTCGATGGTGGCATGAGTTCTTACGAGCAGGTCAAGGTCGCTAACATGCAGTCAAGAAGGCCCAGTGGCGTAGGTGTCGCCGGATTGGTCCTCGGCACAGTAGGTGCTGCCGCAGCTATCGGTGCTTGGATTTTCGGTCCCACCTATGCTAAGGCTCAAGCTGAACGCGCACGCGACGTTGCCAACGCCCGTTACGATGCCAA